GGCGGCGCACGCCGCTCCCTCGACAACCTCGGCCTGGCCTGCACCGCATGCCACGACGAGAAGAGCAAGCTCGAGGCCGCCCGCGCCAACGCCCGTAAGCGCAGTCGAGCAGGCAGGAGGCCAACGTGAGCGCTCAGGCCAAGCTCACCCGACCTGCGGTCAAGGCTGTGGTGCATGCCCTCGGGCCCTGGTTCTGGGAGATCGTCCGCCAGGACCCGCGCGCCTACGTCCCGCCCTACGACTCCATCACCGGCTACCGCACGTGGGCCGAGTTCGATGAGGTTGCTCCGCAGTTCACGGGCATCTACGGCCCCGCCCATGAGGGGGTAGGGGAGTCAAAATCACCAGCTTGATCGGCTGGGGACCCGGCGCGGTCAACTCGGCGCACGTCGTCTCAGAAAAAATTTCGGCCGGTGGGCCCCTGAGTCGTCACGCTGCGTGAACCACCAGGTCAGGAGGTGATCACCGTGGGGCGTACTGCCCAACCCGCCGCGTTGAAGCTCATCGGCGGCCGCGGCAACGGCACCGACTCGGGCGGCCGCAAGGTCAACCCGGGGCCGGCCTTCCGCCGCATCGCGCCGAACCCGCCGACCTGGCTCAGCGCCGAGGCCAAGGCCGAGTGGAAGCGCGTCGCTCCAGGCCTGCAGCGCCTGGACCTCCTCAAGGAGGAGGACCGCGCGACGCTCGCCGCGTACTGCGAGACCTGGTCCCAGTTCGTCCTAGCCACCCGCACGGTCACCCGCGAGGGCATCACCTCCGAGGTCACGACCATCAGCGCATCCGGCAGCGAGACCACGCGCACCGTGCCGCACCCAGCCGTGTCGATCGCCCGCTCCGCCGGCCGCGAGCTCCGCGCGTACGCCGCTCAGTTCGGCCTGACCCCCTCGAGCGAGCAGGCCCTGGCGAGAGGGGCCGACGATGGCGAGGACGACAACCCCTTCGCGTAGCTCGCGCAAGCCCGGCAAGCCGCGCGCTTCCGGCCGCTCGGACACGATCGAGCTGCCGGACCAGGAGACGCTCGAGGAGCTGAAGCTCTCCCCCGAGGTTGCCTGGTACATGCTCTCGCGCGGGATCCCGCTGCCGGACTGCCCGCCGCTGTTCCAGACGCCGTCCCCCGGCGAGGCACCGGGCGCGGTGTTCGACCCTGCCCGCGTCGACAAGGTCATCAACGCGTTCTCCAAGCTGCGCCACACCAAGGGGCAGTGGGCCGGTCAGCCGCTGAAGCCGGACCCGTGGCAGGTCGGGTACGTGATCGCCCCGGTGTTCGGGTGGGTCGCCTGGGACGATGCCGCCGACGGCTACGTGCGGATCGTCCAGGAGCTGTACGTCGATGTGCCGCGCAAGAACGGCAAGAGCACGTTGTGCGGCGGCATCGCGATCTATATGACCTGTGCCGATGGTGAACCTGGCGCGGAGGTCCTGGCCGCGGCGACCACGAAGGACCAGGCCCGGTTCGTCTTCGACCCGATCCGCCGCCTGGCCGACTCGGCTCCCGCGCTGAAGGGGCACGTCAAGCCGCTCAAGGACAAGATCCTCCACCAGCGGAGCGGCTCGTACTTTCAGGTCATCTCGAACGTCGCCGACGCTCAGCACGGTGCGAACCTGCACTGCTACGTGTGCGACGAGCTGCACATCCACAAGACGCCGGACATGCTCGAGACACTGGAGTCCGGCACCGGCTCACGGCGTCAGCCGCTCGGCGTGGTCATCACCACGGCGGACACCGGCAAGAAGGAGACGCCGTACGACAACAAGCGGCGGCGCATCGAGCAGCTGGCCCGCCGAGTCCTGGTCGACCCCAGCGTGTACGGCGTGATCTTCGCCGCGGACAAGGACGCCGACCCGCACGCCGAGGAAACCTGGCGCTCGGCCAACCCAGGGTTCGGTGTCTCCCCGACCCGCGCGTATCTGGCGAAGGCCTCCCGCAAGGCCGAGTCCTCGCCCGCCGACCTGGCCTCCTTCTTGCGGCTCCACCTCGGCATCCGTACGCGGCAGGACAAGAAGTTCCTTCCGCTGGACGCGTGGAACCGCAACGCGGGCATGGTCGACGAGCAGGCTCTCGCTGGCCGTGAGACATGGGGCGGCTTGGACCTGGCCGCGACGTCCGACCTGTGCGCGCTGTGCTGGCTGTTCCCGAACGACGAGGACGGCAGCCTGGACGCGCTGTGGCGGTTCTGGACGCCGGAGGACAACCTCGAGTCGCTCGACAAGCGGACCGCGAAGGCTGCGTCGAAGTGGGTCAAGGAAGGGTGGCTGACCGCCACTCCGGGCAACGTCGCTGACTACGACTGGATCAAGGAGCAGATCCGCAAGGATCGCGACACCTTCCGTGTCCGGTCCATCGGCTACGACCCGTGGAACGCCAGCCAGTTGACCAACGACTTGATGTCCGAGCGGGCCAACCTGGTCAAGGTCCGGCAGGGCTTTCAGACCATGTCGCCCGTGCTGAAGGAGACGCAGCGGCTCATCCTGCAGGGCACGCCAGAGCGGACCGTGTTGCGGCACGGCGGCAATCCCGTGGCCCGCTGGTGCGTTGACAACCTGGCCGTCGTCATGGATCCGGCGGGCAACGTCAAGCCGGACAAGGCCAACTCCGGCGACAAGATCGACGGCGTGTCTGCCCTGCTGACCGCCATGTCCGAGATCCTCGCTCGCCCGCCGCGCCGGAAGTCCCGGTACGCCGAGGGCGAGGACGACGAAATCATGGTCGTGTAGCGCGGCCGGACCCGAGGGGAGGCCGCGGATGTTCTGGTGGCGCCGCACAGCCGTACGCAAGCGAGTCGTCGTCAATCTGCCCGACAAGGCGTTCCGGGCGATCCTGTGGGCCAAGCGCGGCCCGCTCCTGGTCCTGCGGGACGCCGAGCTCCTCGAGGCCGCCCGCGAACCGCAGCCGGTGGACGGCGAGGTCGTCGTCGAGCGGGCCCGGGTGGAGTTCATCCAGGTCCTGGCGGGCGGTGAGGGCTGATGGCGTTCGTGGTCAGCTCCGGTGAACTGGCCACCACCGGGGCCGGCGTACTGCCCGCTTACGCGCCGGCGACGTTCCGGGCACAGCCGTGGGAGTACGAGACGATCTGGCGTACGCAGCCTCAGGTCCGCACGGTCATCGGGTTCATCGCGCGGAACATCGCCCAGCTCGGCGTGCACGTCTTCCGCCGGATCAGTGACACCGACCGCGAGCGGCTGCGGGATCACCCGCTTGCGCAGCTGCTCGCCGAGCCGCTGCCTCGCATGACGCAGTACCGGTTCATCGAGCGGATCGTGTCCGACCGCGCGCTGTACGACAACTTCTTCGGGATCAAGCTGAAGCTCAACGGCAGGCTGCGGGTCCTGCCGGTGCCGCCCACGCTGATCCGTCCGTACGGCGGGAACTGGATCGCCCCCGAGTACTACGAGACTGCAGGCGGGCGGCAGTTCGGCGTGGACGAGGTGATCCACATTCACGGCTACTCGCCTACCGACATGACGTACGGCGAGTCCCCCATCGAGGCCCTGCGTGAGCTGATCCTCGAGTCGTCGGAAGCGGCCAAGTCCCGGGCGCAGATGTGGAAGGGCGGGTCCCGGCTGACCGGTGTCCTGGTTCGGCCGGCCGACGCGCCTGAGTGGGACGCGAAGGACCGGCGCCGGTTTCGGGAGATGTGGCGCACGTTCTCGCAGGGCGGTGGTGCCGAGGGCGGCACGCCGATCCTCGAGGACGGCATGGACTACAAGCCGGTCGGCTTCAACCCCGAGCAGGCCCAGTACATCGAGGCGCGCAAGCTGACCCGCGAGGAGTGCGCGGCCGCGTACTACATCCCGCCGCCGCTGATCGGAATCCTCGACCACGCCACCTACTCCAACATCAAGGAGCAGCACGCCCACCTGTACCAGGACACGTTGGGGCCCTGGACGGTGGACTTGCAGCAGGAGTTCGCCGCGCAGATCCTGCCCGACCTCCCGGACAACAAGGACGTCTACTGCGAGTTCAACGTCGAGTCGAAGATGCGCGGCGACTTCGAGAGCCAGGCCGCCGCAGCGTCGACCGCGACGGGCGGACCGTGGATGACGCGCAACGAGATCCGTGCGCGGAACAACCTGCCGCGAGTCGAGGGCGGGGACGAGCTGATCGTGCCCATGAACGTCACCGAGGGCGGCCTCGCAAGCCCACGGGACACCGCCCCCGAGCCTGGTGCCGGTGCCCCAAAAGCGGGCGGCCTGCCGCGTAGGAAGGCCTCCGGCAGGCCCAGCACTCTCGGCACCTTCTCGTCCGAGCGGGACGCCTTGGAGAGCACGCTCGTCACGTTCACCGAGCGGCAGGCCGACGTGCTCCTGGCGGCCGCCGGCGCCAAGGCCGACGGCGACGGAGCGGACATGCCGGACCTGCTCGCGCTGTGGGCCAAGGGTTCGGAGGACCGGCTCGCGCAGCTGCAGGCGCTGCTGTCCCACCACGGCTACCGGCTCGCACAGGTCGGCGCCTGGGGCGTGCTGGACGTCTACAACCCCGAGGCCGAGAACTGGTCGGCCGAGGTGATGCTCGCCTGGATCCTCGCCGCTGCTGAGACGCACGCGGCCCAGCACGAGGAGGCCGGGCGGGCGGCCGTCGCCAAGGTGCAGGAGGAGGGCGGCGACGGCTGGCGGGAGGCCCTGCAGTCGGCCGCGGCAGCGTGGGGCTCCGCGGCCGCTGCACGGGCCCGGACCGCCGCCACTGAGACCCGCAGCTTCGGCGGCCACGACGCAGCGAGCGCGAGCGGCCTCACGAAGAAGATCTGGCGGACCGGCGGGAAGAACCCCCGGCCCAGTCACAAGGCCCAGGACGGCGAGTCCGTCTCCCTGGACGACGTGTTCTCCAACGGTCTGCGCTGGCCTGGCGACGGCCAGGGCCGCACCGAGGAGCTCGTCAACTGCAACTGCGAGCTCGACTACGAGGAGGGCTGACCCGTGGCCCAGGACGCCAGCGTCTACCCCGAACCCCAGGGCGGGTTGCAGCCCCTAAGCGAGCTCATCGACTCCGGCCTGCTGTGGCTGATCAACCGCTCTGTCTTCCATCCGCACGGCCTGGCCCTGGCGCTGTGGCGCGAAGAGAGCGGCGAGGTCACCGGCTGGCAGCTGCTCATCGGCCGCCAGGGTGAACCCTTCTCCTTCTCGAACCGCGACGACGAGGACGGCTACCGGCGAGCTGAGGCGACCCTGCGCGCGGCTCTCATCAGGAAGGAGCACTGACGTGCGCACGATGGAAGTGACCGCCAAGGTCAAGGCGGCAGGCGTAGCCGACGGCCTGGACGAGGGACAGTTCATCGCCCTGGTCAGCGTGTTCAACAACGAGGACAGCTACGGCGACGTCGTCCGGCCCGGAGCCTTCACACAGACCCTGCAGCAGTGGGCGGCCAAGGGCGACGACATCCCCGTCATCTGGGCCCACCAGTGGTCCGACCCCTTCGCCCACATCGGCCGCGTACTGAAGGCGACCGAAACACTGCAGGGCCTCGAGGTCACCGGACAGATCGACGACCTCGACGGCGACGACCCCAACCCGACCGCGAAGCAGGTCTACCGCCTACTCAAGGGTCGCCGCGTCACCCAGTTCTCCTTCGCGTACGACGTCGGCGAGGGCGGCTGGATCACCGATGATGAGCACCCCTGGGGCGGCTACTACGAGCTGCGCCGCCTGGACCTGCACGAGGTCGGACCGTGCCTGCTCGGCGTGAACCGCGAGACCGAGCTGCTCGCCGCGAAGGCCGCGAACCTCGCCGCCGGCGCGAAGGCCGGCCGGGTCCTGTCCCAGAAGAACTTCGACACCCTCACCGCGGCCTACGAGTCGATCGGTGAGGTCCTGGCCGCCGCCGCCCCGGAGCCCGACAAGGCCCGCGGCCCGGCCGCCCCGAAGAAGAACGACACCCCGGAGGAGACCGGCCAGCCCGGCTCTGCGGCGGCCAGCGGCGACACGCCGCCCGCCCAGCCCCAAGAGCCCGCGCCCGCCCAGGCCGACGCCGAGGACACCCCAAGCAGCACCGAGGAAGAGACCACCCCGGGCCCCCGCGAAGCATCCCAGGATGCCGCCAAGGCCGGATCCGTCTCCGCCCGTCTGCGAACCGATCTCGAGCTCCTGGAGCTCGAGGCAGCGCTCACGGAATAGGAGATACGGCCCATGGCCAAGACCATCAAGGAGCTGTCCGAG